TCTCGGGTAAGAAAACTCAACTTGGACTTAAGATGTCTAAGACTGTAAAGAAGGTGGGTTCTCTTAACCTAAAAACTTTGATAGAAGAAAATAAACTTCTTTTTACTGATTATGATATATTGAATGAACTTACAACCTTTATTCAGAAAGCAAATTCTTTTGAGGCAGAGGAAGGATGTAATGATGACCTCGCTATGTGTCTTGTAATCTATGCATGGTTAGTAGCACAAGATTATTTTAAAGAACTTACGGATCAAGATGTTAGAAAAAGATTATATGAAGAACAGAAAAATGCAATAGAACAGGATATGGCTCCTTTTGGTTTTATGGATGATGGTATGGGAGATGAAAGTTTTGTGGATGGAGATGGAGATAGATGGTTTCAAGCAGATGAGTATGGTGATAAATCATATATGTGGGAGTATCTATCATGATTAAAACTTACAATTATAAAGAAACTATGGATGAAGGGGATGTGGAAGGAGCCAAGTGGTGGGTGGATAATTTAATTGAAAAAGGTGAGTGGAACAAAACTCATCCATCATATCAAACATATGCTAACCTATACGAACATCCTTTATTTCACATATTTGATTTTACATTTATGGATGCTTGTATGCAGTATGTTGGGGGATCTGATAATTTGAAGGTGTGGCGAAAAAGTATAAATTTACCTCCAGTAAGAATGTGGTGTTATAGGGATACGGGAGAAAATCAAAAATTAAAAACTAATGATATGTGGCATATTCATGAGGATTCTGAATTGTCTGGTATTTTATATTTACATAACCCCGATAATGTAGGTACATTATTTCATAATCAAGATTCTCCAGAACCTGAACCTTTTACGTGGATTATTTTTCCTTCAAAGTTACAACATAGAGCTGGAAAAATAACTACCCCAAACACTCCACGATATAGTTTATGTGCGGATATATCTTTAAAATTATAGATGGAATTAGACAAGCAGATAAAGTTAGGACATTTATTGTTGTCTACCAGAATATGTAGAATTTGTGGAGAAGAAAAAAATTTAATAGAAAGTTTTTATAGAACTCGTAAAGATAGAGGTCCAGTTGCTTCTTCTTATTCTTATGAATGTAAAGCCTGTACAATAAAAAGAATTGTAGAAAAAAGAAAAAAAGAACATCCCTTTAGAGATTGGAACTATCCTGATTGGTAATTGTTCACGGCATGTTTCCCCATCGAAAATGTCAAAAACAATAAATATTTTCAGGTAAAAATGAGTATTTCGGAGAAGAATATGGCGACTCCTCAATTATCTCCTGGAGTAGTAGTTAGGGAGGTTGACCTAACTGTTGGAAGAGCAGATAACGTTTTGGCAAATATCGGTGCTATTGCGGGACCGTTTAAAATTGGTCCTGTTGAAGAAGCAATTGATATTACTACTGAACAAGAGTTAATCAACACATTTGGAAAACCACTCTCAACTGATAGGCAGTATGAGTATTGGTTAAGTGCATCATCTTTCCTATCTTATGGCGGTGTCCTTAAGGTTGCAAGAGCAGACGGTGCAACTCTTAACAACGCAAACGCAGGTGCTCCTATTGGGGGAGTGGGTATTGCTTCTACTAGTAATATCAAAATTAAAAACTATGATGACTATCAAGGAAGTTACACAGATATAACAAGTGCATGGACATGGGCTGCTAAGGATCCTGGTACATGGGCAAATAATCTTAAGGTATGTTTTATTGATGATATTGCGGATCAAACTGTTGGATTCTCTACAGTTGATCTTAATAAGTTTGGTTTCAGTGTAGGAACAGGTGTTACTTGGGCATATAGTGGAACCACAGCAGGTATAGGTACAACTGCTACTGAAAATGGATATGTTAAAGGTATAATCACTGGGGTTGCGACTAACACAAGTACAACTGAAGAAAGTACAATTAATGTGAAGATCGTATCCAGAGTTCAAACTACTGGTGCAGGTGCTACTGAAACTGCAATTGATTATGCAGAAT